ATTGTGCGCTCTTCATTAGCCGATTCTGGTTGAGTAAACATTTCGCTGTTAAGCCTGCTTACTTTTTCGGGTGAAGGATTTAAAAAAGCATCTCTGGCAGCTTGCTGAACCTGTCCCGGAAGATTTAAAACCTCTTGCTCAATTTCTGTATCATTCATTGTATTGCGAATAGTATTAACATCTCCTAATGTATACGGAAGAGGCGCATTGTCATCAAATGAGGGCTGTATTTCCTGCATTAATGCCGTGCTGTGACCACCGATAAATCCTCCTCCTACACCCATCACGGCGCCCGCTATAATTCCTAGCGCCGCCGAATCATTTATTTTTTCGTTCCATGGTTTATCCTGAGAAATATTTGAACTGATCTGTTCTCCAATACTTTGCGGCAACTCCTCAACAATAGATTCGAAAAAGCCGCTTAATGCAATTTTAGCAGTCGGGGATTTAATTATTCCCGGCTTACTTTTACCTCCTGCAATAAGCACATCTATATCATCCAGTCCGAGTCTGCCTTGTAAGCTGCTTGATCCTAAAGAAATAAGAGATGTGGCCACTGTTGTTCCGGCGATAAGTGCCGCCTGTTTGGGAGTAACCGGATCGGTTTTATTAAAATCAATTATATCTTCCAACTGCATTCCGCCGGAAATAAACCCTTCTCCAAGTGCCGCAGATATAGCCTTGCTCTTAAAAGCCATTGAACGACCGGCCACTCCACCAAGAAGCATCGGTCCTAAAGATTCCAAAATAGTTGTTGCCGATACTGAAGGATTTTTAAGAGCCATTCCTATTTTATTAAATACACCCTTTTCAGATGAAACGCGACGCAAAGCATCCTGTGTTTCATTTGAATATAATCCGCCTAAAAATTCCTGTGTTTTTTTAGGATCATATCCAATCATTCTGAATCCGCTTGACGGCAGTGCTATTTTTCCCTGTGTCGCAACGTTCGGAAGCATAAAAGCAAGGTCTGTAAGACCCATTAACGCCTCTCCTGTTCCAACAATTGTTTTTGCCATTCCGACACCCGTGTCCTGTAGAAGACGCATCCCTGTTTTTTTTATATCGGGTAGTTGTTCACCATAATCAGTAATCGGTCTTGCAGTATCAAGATAATTAAGAAACTGTTCTATCTGCTCCTGTTCGCTGTTATCAACCAGAGGTCCATAGCGAAGTGGTTCAGAATTATACTGATTAGCGATTTCGAAAACCGCATTCTCTCCATATTCTGAATGCAGTCTGGCATTAAGAGCAGCAAGATCATGATCTATTCCGAACTTAAGATCATAAAACCGTTTTGCTTTTATTCGTTCTTTATCTTTTTCCGTTACTGCGCGTCCGATTAAGGCTCGTTCATCAGGATCAGACGGCATAACATCATTATTCATTGAGAGGATGGCTTGTAATTTTGATCCGGTTTTATCAAACGCACCGTATTTTTCCTCATATTCAGAAGACTTTTTTAGTATATCCTCCCTTGAGAATCCCCTTTCTTTCCCGGCTCTGGCAAACTCTTCAAAGGTCATTATTCATCTCCGAAAATATCATTCAATATAGCATCACGATCTTCTGTCTGAACTGATGGTGAAATAAGCTTTACAGCGGCTTCCCGGAAAGTTTCAGAATACCATTCATCAAATGTTTTATCTCCAGGATTTTTTTTCCATTTGTCGTACGATACAAACCAGTTTTTTACATTATCTGCCACAGAATCCTGAGGACTTGTTAATGAATACCGCTTAACAGCATCAAGAACACTTCTGAACTCTTCATTTACTGAAAAAACCTTATCTTTTCCGAACAATCCGTCATACGCCGCAAGATGCCCGTTTTTATTAATAACAGAATCAAGAATAGGCTGTGACGAATAGAGAAGAATTAAAGACATGGACTCTCCTGTTTTCCCAAACGAATTAACCATTTTTTCATATGTGATATCTCCGTTTTGAAAACGCTCCATGTTGTTTAATGCATTCATTACATCTTCATCTACCGGAGCTTTTTTAGCAAGCCAGCCTGATGTAAGAGACCGAACGGCATTTTGCGGCATAACCGCCTGAAGTTCTTCAAGATCAGAATATTCAAACGTATCATCTAATACAGCCTTATAAGCATTGTTTTGTGCCTCAGCTACTCTCTTGTTTTCGGTACGTGCAATAGAATTTATTCTAGCTCTTGCAATTGTAACGATTTGGGCTTCATGATTGATATCCATATCTGATTTTTTTGCAGACTTAATAATTTCTGAATATTCAGAAATTGCCTCGTTTGGAGTAAGCGTTCCGCTTTGGGTTAACTCCTGAATACCCTGCATCTCACCTGTAAATTTAAAATAATTCTGTTTCGATTTTAAAACAGACCGGTCCATTACCATGTCCTGCTCAGTATATCTATTATCAAGCAGAACAAGTTTATCAGCTGCGGCCTGCCATCGTGAGTCTGCATCTTCCCACTTTCCGGTTTCTGGATTAACCCATCCCTCTCCACGTTCTGCCGCCAGCTTCTGTGCGGTCCATGATGCAATATCAAAATTAATCTGTGCTTTTTCTACAAATCCCCCAGCTCCATAAAACGCTGTATCTGATTTAAGTTTGCTTATTTCATATTTTCTGGTAAGAGCGGTTCTTGCTTTTTCATTTACATCAAGACTATTTATCCATTTATCCCATTCTTTTTCTACATTGCTGTAAAACTTATCAACCTGTATATAAGATTCAGGAGATCCCGTATCAGCAATTTTTTTACCCTCATTAAAAGCCGCAGATATTTTTCCGTCCAGTTCAGTAGAATAAAATGCAATCTGTGCGCTTGTGTCTTCGGCTTGCTTTTTCTGCTGATAATCAGCAAGTACTCCTCCAACCTGACTTATTGCCTGTCCAGCCTGACCAGCCGCCTGCCACGGAGCAGAGGCCGCCTGCGGACTCATTCTCGGCTGGGACTGACCCGTTGCCCTGACCTGACGTTGATATAAAGGTATTTTAGGCATTATTTATCCTGTAGCATATTATATTGACTTATTGTGTTCGCTGATCCGGTGAGCAGGGACGCCCCGGCTCCTATTGTACCGGCAGATGCAGCCTGCTTTCCGGTATACTTGTACAACTTGGCCTGATTTCTGCTTGCCTGAGCGCTGTTATATCCGGTTCTCTGTGTATTTAAAATATCAAGTTCCATTTCCCCTGCCTGCTCTGCCATTGTAATAAGAGGGGTTCCCTCACTGATCACAGCGCCTGATTTTGCATAGGATGCACGCTGAGAAGCAGATGTTCGTTTCGCCTGTGTGCGCATTCTCTGCGTCTCGGCCCGGGTAGCCTGTTCTGTCGCAAGCGCTTCATTTTCAGCCAACTTCGCGTTATAGTTTGCCGCTGCCTGCTGAGCCTGCCCGGACTGATAGGAACTATAGGCGCTGACTCCCGTCCCTATTGCTGAAAGCGTTGCCGCAGCTATTGCCGCTTCCACTCCCATTATTTTCCCCCTTCGTAAACCATTGTTGTTTCTCCGTTGCAACCGGTACAAAATCCATTGAAAAGCCTGCACAGCTTCTCATTTGAGAGAATCAAAAAGGATACTATTCCTTCTTTCTTCATATTCTGTGCCATATCTTCTATGTATCCTGCAAGCTCTTTCAGGTTTTTAACGCTCTCAACCGGCGACTGTTCCGGGTCACTGATCACCCATTCAAAAAAACATACCGGCGCATTGGATGCCGTATAAAGAAAAAATGCACAGGATTCGTTTACAATATATCCGAAGTCTTTTGGCAGTATACCTTTAAGGCTTTTCTCAATTCCGCGAGCAGAAAACCATCCGAGAACCCTATCAAAGTCTTTTTCTGTAATCCTGCGTATCATTTAAATATCTCCACATCCGGGATCATCGCAATAACCTGAATAGGAAGCGGCTTGTCCTGAACAATATAACACGTATGTAGGTAGCGGTAATCATTTGCAAAGGAAATTTTCTTTTCTCCGCTGTAAAGAGGAACCTGCGTATCCAGAATATCCTCTGTTGTTCTGAATGTAATTGTACTCAGGTGGTCAAGGTCCTGACCAACCTTAGCGTGGATAGTGTCTTTAAAGCGTATAACAGCTCGGTAGACGCCTTTTTTCTTTCCCATCGGCTGTTGATACTGCGCGGCAGGCTCGATGTACATAGGGGCCATTATGCAGGTTTTGGGAATTCCTATAACAACCCGCGATGCCCCTTCTTTTATAAGCGTTATCTCCCCGCCGGTTACAGTCTGCTGCGGGTCAACCATTCCGTCACGAAGAATGTCAACCGTTCGCCCCTCAAGATAATCCAATCCGCTTATGGTTGTTGATGCAGGATTATTAACAACGGTATAAAAATCCGACCCCGTCGCTTCAGTGGCTATATTGTCTCCCCACTCACGGTTATCAAAGTATCCTATATACCGTTTTGTGCTTCCGTCTATCTCAAGGGAACAGCTTACCCAGATTTGATCTTCATCATTGTCGCGTGCAATTGACGCAACACTCTCAAAAGAACCTCCGTTAAGCGTCCAGCGACTAAGAGCCGTAACATCCTGATCCCGTTCATAAACCATCGGGACAAGAGTGCCGTCTTTTCGAATCATGTGCAGGATGTTGTCAGGCTGTTGCTGATAGACAATATCAACAACGCCTCCTTTGGTTATATGCTCTGCCAGAATGGTAAGGTCCGGTGCAACCCAATCATCTATATCATATCGATAAGTGAATTCCCTCAGTTTTCTTCCCTGACGCATGACGAACAGCACTGCCGAGTTTATCAGTACGGCCTGAATGTTATTACTTCCATAGGTTGTTTTGCGTTTCAAACTGAATTCTGAAGGAGTTACGGGGTTTTCATAACTCTGAGCTCCGAGGGTCCATTCGCTTCCGACTGTTCCTATAACCAGCATTCTCTGCGGAACCATCCAGACAATATCATCAAACGGTCCGCTTCTTATGGTTATTTTCATTGCATCATCATCAAGCGTACCAAGCTCAAAGTTTTCAAAATCATCTATGCGAGACAGCCATAGCGTATTTGCATTATAATTTGTTCCGGCGAAAATAAGACGGGATTCCCACAGAGCGCAGCATTTCGGATATCCACGGTAGGTGTTCCATGCCCCCTCTGACCAGAGCTTTGTAGCATCTGTTGACCCGATCGCATTAATTACGTCGGCAGTTACAACCGTATCACTCGTATATCCTGTGATTTTAACAAGTCCCTTTGTATAATAATCCTGCACAAACAGCCTGATCTTTGCTGTGGCGGCAGTAGCTGTTACACAATATAATACACTGCTGTCCGATTCATCCCATGTTACGTCCACATTACGACTGTCCATGTTATACTGACGCCATTTAGACCACGAGTCGCCGCCGTCTTCGCTTCTCCATACAGCCACATCATCCGATGCACTCCACGTTCCCGTAGTTATAAAGCTGTAGGTTCCCTTCCCGGAAATCGTATTCGATGTGCCGGAAGGATGTGCCGGACCGGCACCGGTATTATTGATGACTGTTAATATATTGTCATCTCTCGGGTGTTTGATTTCCCAATAGCTTCCCACATGATTCGCATCAAATAAAGATTCACTTGATGTAATGGTTATTCCTGTTCCGGTAAGAGCAGATACAGTAAGGGTTATATCCGTGATGTTTTCTTCAAGCAGTGCAGGATAGTCAGGCGTCATCTCTTCAAGCGTCCAGTTTGTGTCTCCGTATCTTGAAAGCTTATATACAGGATAATCTGAGTGGCAAAGCCACACAACATCTGCGCTTTGAATATATTTCAATCCGAATAAATCATCGGAAGACCATGGCGAAACAATCTCATATGGAGTTGCCCCGTCCAATACCGGTTCATTGTTTTTATAAAACCGTACATATTCATTCCCGAGCTCAAGAATATACGCATCTGAAGAACTGAACTCAAAACTTATAATCCTGACTTTATCATTCAGCTTACTTTCCGCAACAAATTTTATACACGGACGATTTACAGCTCCTCCATATGGAAGAACGCTCCAGTTCTCCATTACTATACAACCCGAGTTATATTTACTCAGGTCGTTTCTTGCATACATATACGGGCTTAGTTCTCCCGCATTGAAGCTGTTTATGACAGGATTGTTTGCCATTGTTATACCTGATTGCGAAGATGCCAATAGGGAGATTTTTCTCCAAGACACCGAAGGGAAAGGTCAATTACTTTCGGATCAGCTTCTTCTTTAGATTCTATCTCAACAATTTCTTCTATCTGTTTAGATTCCGTCTCAACATCATCGCTTTCAATCACATTGTCAGCCATTGTCTGGTTCCAGTGAGTCATGCCGGTAATTTTTTTTGCCTCTTCCAGCGTATGCCCATTATTTTCAGCCCATGTTTTCAGATTCACGGCAGTTCTCCATAGTTTTCACGTGAAAAGGTCATGTTCATATCTCCCAATGACCCGGATGAATAATTTGCTTCCAGCCAATCACTGTCAATTCTCGGCATATTATATCCTTCAAATCCGTTTACCCTTCGTGCTTCAGGAAGAATAACTTCCGAAAGCTCGTTCTCAAGCGATACGACAAGGTTTTTGTCTTCAGTCAAAGGAAATGCCAGCTTAGATGCGAGTGATGTATAAAAAGCCCTTATAAATAACGGTGGATAAAGATTAGGGTCTATTATATATTTAATATAAATAAGATATGCTTCGCTTATATTGCTGTAAATTGTCCTTCCGACAACGTTCCATTCATTCATGTATCTGAGGCTTGTTGACGATCCGTTGTGCCGTAATTCAATCGGACGTATGCAATCACCAGGGAACGGGTATGAAAAATCCCATCCGAAAGTCGGTTCAGTTACAGATGCTGAAAGCTGTGCGTAGCACTTTGCAAAGTTCCATGTATGTGAAGCAAGCAGCTCTTTCAGTGTTGGTTCGTAAAATTCTTTACATAGAAATGATTCAGTAGAACCGTCATCTAATGATGTGATCAGAGACGCGTTGTCGCCGACTTTGGAAAGAGCAAGATTGCAAATCTGTTTCGTCGTATAGGACATTCACGGCTCCTTAATTAAACGGGGGACAGCCGAAGCCGCCCCCACCCGTTTTTAGTTTTTAGGCGTCATTAACGACAAGAATATATCCTGATATCTTGTCAGAAGACATCGTGCCCGTAAGATTTCCTACAATCTTTTTGCCTCCGGCGGCGACAGGCTTTCCCTGAAAGTTTAGAAACCCTGCTGTTGCTAAGCTCTCACCTGAAAACAATGATTCTGCATTACCGGTTACCCCCATATTAAGAGCACCGCTTACAATAGCTGTATTTGTAAGGTGAACCCCGATAACGTAAGTATTCGGGGGAAGCACTTCGCTGAACTCCATTGCTTCGTCACTGTATACCCCGTCAGTATCAAATAAAACCGGAATGTATTTTACTGTTCCGAGGTATTCGTAAGGGCGGACTTTCCCTGCCGCAAGGCTTGTTACTACACTTGAATTTGTCATTTTTTTCTCCTGTTTGATTATTAATTAAGCTTCTGCGCAAGGAATAACATTAACTTTTTCTTCTTCCATGCGTACTGCGCCTATGGACATTTTCACGAAAGCATACCAGTCAAAGCCTTTATCTGCGCGTTCGCTTATTTTTGTGGTAATGTCGGGGTTTACCTCGAACAGGGCCGCATCCTGAACAAACGAGAAACATGCACGAATTCCGGTGCTGTCTGTATCAATCCACGTACCGGTCTCTGAATCAATATCAGTATTTGCAATATTGAATCCGGTTCCGGCAGAATTCATGTAAGGAATTATATTTGATACAACAAAATCGCATCCCATATAATTTTTAATCATCATTCCGCCGCCGTCTATCGGACGCGCCGAGCTGTAATCAAGATTAATGAATTCATCCTGACGCATCATGTCTCTCCACTGTTTATAAGAAATAACAATACAGGGACGGTAACGCTCAATATCAACATTGTTGGAACCAAAGGTTTCAAGATTAGCCAGAAGCTTCTCATAAGTGAAGCCGGTATTTCCTGAATCCGCGCCGAGCGTAACAGGAATAATGTTGTCGGTATCAAATGCTATCGATGTTTCCCCGTTGTCTCCGCCCTTCGCTGTTCCCAGCATCGCCTGAGTGATGACGATATCTTCCTGACGACGGAATTTATCCATCATGATACCAAGCTTTGCTGTCTTGATCTCTGTTCCGATTTTTATGACATCAGCCCAATCCATGAACTGGCCGTCTTCAAACTCAGCACGGGATACACGACGGCGACTGTAATCTGCTTCACTCACAGGAGAGTCGCTGAATCTTGTAGTTTTTCTGGAAGGAAGGCCGCCGCCGCTAATGCGCTGGTAAACCCCTTCTTTTCGATATAGATCGCCGGTTGCCTGTACTACTTTCGAGCGGAACTTTCCGCCGATTGCTTCTACCGTTTTACGAACCGACCGGTCAAACCCTGTTACATACGTATAGAGTAGGTCTTGTGACATTTTTTTCTCCATTCAGTTATCAATACGAACATCTGGCTGTTAAGCCGTTTTCGGCTTGATAGTCCGCACCTGCGGGTCTTACCTAGGTTTTAAGCCTCCCGGCTTCGGTGTCTAAGTAAGGCTCCTGATGGAGTAATCTTCTGTTCACCGCATTTATGTATATGAAATCTAAATTGTTTTTGTCAAGAAAGTTTTTTCAATAATTCCGTCCGCTGTTTTACAAGCGACTGATATTCAGGGTCTCTTGTGCTTCCATCCCACTTAATCATTTTAGTTTCAATATCATCAAGGGAGTCACTAACCGTTGCAAGAGTTTCTTTCTGTGAGTTCTCTACAAGCTTGTCATTGCTTACAGCCGGCACCAGTTTTTCAATAACCATTTTTAAAAATTCAGGCTCACGTCCAAGACCCAGATCGTTTATTTTATCTGTAATTCCAAGATAATCCGTTGTCTGTTTCACCTTGCTTATGTTATATTCGTATTTGTTTCCCCAATCTTTGCGAAGCGAGGACTCAGCTTCCTGCATCTGGCTTTCAATCTGCTTTGATATTCCTTCTGTCGCAGATATAGCCCGCTGTGTATCCCATTCGGCAAGAGCCTTTGCCTGCTCTTTGCTTAAGGATATCTTAGAGGCCAGTTCCTTAAATTCATTCAGGGCTTCCTTGCTGTACGTAACGTTTTCAGGAAGTTCGGGAACGTCAATCTCATATCCTTCAGCATTACCCGGAATTCCCATGATTTCACGGCGCTTTGCAGCAATCGATTCATCTTTAGATGTCCAGAATTCTTCAAGCTTCTTCCCGACAAGCCCCTTGGTATTGACATAGCTTTTGTTCAGATCAACAATATTTTTGATCTGTTTAATCGAACTGTGGCTTCCGAGATCATCCGGCAGGGAAGAATAAAACTCATCTTTAAATGATCCATCAGGATTAATCAGTTTTGTAAAATCCGTTTCTGTAGATTTATTCTCAATAACAGATTTAACCTGTTCGGGATTTTGGTTGTCTTCTGTATTCGTTACTTCATCCGCGACTGCATTGTCGATTACTGTGTCCATATTTATTTCTCCTTTGTTCCTTTAATCATTGTTATTAAATACAGATATGTATCCCGCTTGCCGTTCTTATACGCCATGTTGACCGGATCGGATGTATCTGTAAACGCTTCCCATCCGCAAACTTCCATGAGATCATTTAAGACCGCTTCCCCCTCAGGAGTATCAAATACATACGAATATGCACCTAAAAGTTTTTTGTTTATATTCATTACTGCCCCATGATCATTGCTACAGGACTTCCTTCTTCAGGAGCTTTGCCTCCCTTTAATACGGCGTCCCCGATGTTAGGAAGGTTGTTCATAAGCTGTTGCTGTTTCTGCGCCTCTGCAGCGGCCTCTCGTTCTTTCTGTACAGTTTCAGGAGATTTAAGAGCATTCATACTTGCAGAGTTTGCAAACCATGACTGACGGAACAGCTTGTCTCCGTCTACATTTCCCAGCGGCTGAGCCATCTGCGGAACATATTGTGCAAGTTCTGTAAACATCTGAAGAGTCTGAAACGCACCTGAAACTTCAAAATTTTTTGTGGCCAGTGAAAGCTTTCCTACATATTCAATTTCAAATTCAGGAGAATCTTTAAGCTTGTCCGGCATTTCGGGAAGCATGTTGCGCTTTGCAAGAACGTAATATACGAAGGAGACAATCTTATTGATAACCTCATCCTGATAACGATTAACAAACGGGGCAAGCGCCATTAAATCGGTTGACATCCGTTGATTCACCTCGAATGCCGTCATGTTTCTGTATTCGTCAAGTGGACGGAATAAATGGTTGAAGAATATTCTGCGTATCGCCGCCTCATGCAGTTCAAATATGCTTTGCGCAATTCCAGGGTCTCCGTTCGGAGTAAGTCGTTCCGGCTTCCCAAGGGGACTGTTTGATCTGAATTTTACAATTGCACCGGCCCGGTTCGGATTGCTTGTGAATGTTACGCTGTCATCATCAGGAATAAGCCATTGAGGATTTGCGTGGTTTTCTGCCGAGATAAGCATTGATTTATAAATTGAGTTTGTCCGCCTTGCAGTCGAAAGGGACATGCTCATAGGCCCTCTTCCGTAATCTTCACAGTTTCCTATAGAAAATCTGCCGACAAAATAGGGCATGTAATCATATCCGCCCTCTTTAATAATCTGTTTTGTTTTGCTGCTTATATAAACAGACGCAAACGGCTTGTTTTCTTTATTTATCTTGCTTGGATCATATTCGGAGCGCTTGCGTACAATATGAATCACTCCGTATTTGCTGTCATATTTTTCATTTCCAGATCTCATGATATCAATAATTTCATCAAGAGACGCCTGTTTAAGTTCTTCTTTGCTGAACTCCTGTATCATCTGTCGGGCTGTTAGATTCATTTCACGTCCTACCGTATCAACCCGCCCCTTGTTATCCAGCATGATCCTGAAATCCGATACAGTAAAGCTTTTGAACCGTACGATACTGTCGTCATCTTCTTCCCCGTACATGCAGTTTGTACCGAAACATCCTAAATCAAGAAGCGCCTCCTGCTGTTCCTGTGCAAAATTGCTTTCAATAATCACTCCGTGAATCAACCGGCTTACCCTCTCGTAGTAATCCGCAACCTCTTCATCGTCCATCATTGACGGAACCGGATGTTTTATTTTAGCCCATACAGTCTGAGACGGGAACATATAGCTGAAAAATCCTGATGCAAAATTCCAGTTTGCTTCTACACAGGTGTCAATCATTCTCTGTGCAGGTTTTTCCATCCCCTGTACACGAATACTTGTTATGTTGTCTTTGCGCGGAAGGCACCAGTCCGCAGATTCCTGCCACATTTTTTCCCAGTTCGAGGCATTGTCATTCATTGACTTCCACAATTTGAAGTAATTAGAGCCGTCCATTATTCACCAAGAAGGGTTTTTATCGCTGTGTCTGCAGGGTTTACCTTTTTTGTCAAAAGGGTTGACATCCTTCCGCTGCTTGAAAGAATCCGCCGTTTTTCAGCGGTTTGAGCCTGCTGTACATCCGCAGATGTTTCTGTCGGTGCAGGTGCAGGAGATATCGGTTCCGGCGATGATATTTTTGTTGCTTTCTTCGGTGACAGTGCTGATCCCATGGTATAATCTCCTTTTCAATTCATCCATTCTGTACGTTTTCCACTCTCCCCGTCTCTCAAACGCAACAAAAGGAAGATCAAACGGCGCAATTGCGAATATTCGTTTTATATTTCCTGCGAAGTAATGTATTACCCATACATCAAATTTGTCAAGAGTTTTATTTATACTTTGTTCAAATAACATATCAATCGAATACGGATATGCCAAAACAAAAATATCATCTCCGCTATAGACATACCGGTTCGGTTCAAAAAATTCAGCAACCATCGAATCAAAACGTGGACCGTAAAATTTCTTTGCGTAATCTATCGGCCTAGACGATGATGTATTCATTATCCCATTCCATTTTTGTTTTTCTTTTCGGCCTATTGACGATATACGGTTCTACAAGACCAAGATGGCGGGCCATCGACATCATTCTTACACTGTCTGCTCCGTGACTTGCCCCGCTGCATATCACACAATTGTTCCTGTGACACGGCTTTCCGGTAGATTCACTTGCATGATACCGGCTCAAATGCCCGAAAAGACGCCTGCATGAATCCATATCCAGATGAAATTTCTTAAAATCCCTTCTGACAATCTCGATATCGTTGATGACGAGATCACTCTTCGGGACATACCTGAAGTCAAGTCCGTACATGCTTTTTGCTGTCTCTGCCATTCCTTCTCCGGTCCACGTATTTGATCGTTTCCCGTCATGCGGGATGAAGTGTCCCCCATACCGGTACGGTTTTGTTGACATGTAATCTATGTAATGCCCACGAAGTTTTCCGGTATTTTCATAATAATCGATAATAAACACATTGCTGTCACAGCTGTCCATCTGCGCAAAAGTAATTGTTGTTTTGTCACTGTCAAGCCGTACTCCGCCTAAATCCCAGAATGTATAAACAGGTTTCTCAGGATTCCATTCTGCTTTCGTACGCCCCTTGATCTTCATTTCGCTAAGTTCAAAGCTGTAGTAACTTCCCTCAACATGACTGACCGCTTCATTAAGATATTCCTGCCTTGCCAGCGAATAGCTCATCCCGGAATCAACTTCCCATTGAATGTTCCTGAATAGTTTCCCGGTAATCGGATCAATTTTTCCTTCAAGCTCAGGATTTATGCAGATTTTATATTCTTCAGGATAGCTTTCCGGCGTTATCCAGTAGTACGCTTTTGTATCTTCCGGTGTAAGCCACTCCGTATACCATCCCGGTACATGTTTATTTCTCTGGATATCTTTGTACAGATGGTTATCCATGCCACGCATGGTTCCGTTGAATATGCTCCATCCATCATTCTGTCTCAGAATCGGCCTGATAAAGTCGTAAATCTCAGGCTTGTGCGACTGCCACTCAGTAAAAATAAATCCCCGTCCGTCGTTCCCGAATACTTTTCCCCCGTCTGTTCCTTTCATTCTGATTATTGATCCGTTGATAAGCTGAACATAATGATCCTGATTATGCTTCCTTACGACGTATTCAGGCGGGCATAGAAGATCAACCATATATCCGCTTTTACCGTCAATAGTCGTTATGTTATCCCATAGAATTTCTTTACCAAGCTCAAGCGTCGGGAAGCAATAGTAATATGTTCCAACAACTTTTAAAGCCTCTCTGACCGTATAGCTGAAACAGGTTACATCTTTTCCTCCTCGACGATGATTGCTAAGAATTGCGTGTTTCGCCCCGCTGTCCATTGCATTCCAGAAAGGAAGCTGGTACGGCCTAGGAGTGATTACAGGAATCTTCATTCGCTTCCTTAATCTCCAGATCAATCATTTTTTTTGCCAGCTTCAGAAGATCGTAGCTTTTCGGAAGAGCATCCTTGAAGTCTATCAGTTCTATGCTTATATCCCTGTCCGCAGCCTTCAGGCCATAGATGTCTTTGAACTGCGCAAGCTCAGCAGCCGTAAGTGATCCGTCCATAAGCTTTCCATCAAGAAATCTTGTCAGCTCTTCTGATCGTTCTTCGTTCGTGAGAAGCCTGCCTCTGCTTTCAACAAGGTTTTTCTTTTCCCATTTCTTACGCTCTGCGCTGATTCCTTCTTTTTCCCAGAATTTTCCGTATTTTACTACATCGCTCCAGATTACCCTGGCAAGTGTATTCGCCTCTGAGTTTCCTATGTCTGTATTATTCTTTATCGTAGCATATATGCTCTGCTGATTCACTATACCGCCCTGTTTATATTTTATACCGTATTCTTAATCACAATCAAAAATAAGTTGTCCGGGTAAAGGCTTTAAGGATGCCGGACTCACCCCAAAAGGCCGGTGATGAAAGTACCGGTAAGCCTTCTGACAAGTTCTCATCTATGATAAATTTTTCCTTAGGTCAAGCAATTTCCTGCTCCTGTTTTCCTTGAGTCTCATTTTTTTCTCCCTTTTTGTACTCACTGCATTTGTTTTCAGGATGGTCTGCAGGACAATCACCGCATCGATCCTCTTTTTCCCAGCATTTCATTCCTCTTTCCACATGTCTATTCATAGTCATACCCACATTCTTCTTTTTCTTCCGCTAACTCAGTTCCGCTTTTTATCGCCCCTCTTCCAATGAGTCTCTCAAGCCCGTTTATCCCATCCTGTTTTATCCGCTGTATGAATATCCATCCCATTAGTTCCTCAAGATCATCACTAAGCCCCCTCTCTATTGCCTTTTTTACTGTCGATTCCCGGCAATAGGCCGCTTTCGCTATCTCTAAACTGCTGTATCTCTGTTTCATATCGTGCACCATAGACGACATTTGTCGCCTTTTCAATAAAATTTTACTTCTCTTTTTTTAAATTCGACGACATTTGTCGTATTCCCAAGCGACATTTGTCGCCTTTTTGCCTCCCAAATAGTGACATTTGTCGCCTTTTCCGAATTTTCAGTTTTTGTATGGGGGTTGTAACCCCCCATCCCGCCAGCAAACAAACCCCGACGGCACCCCCCTTAGACCCCCCCCCTGTAAAACGACGGGGTACGGGGTGATCATATTAGCCGGTTAAGCGCCCTGAGTGGCCGCAGGAGCGCGCTTGATAGCAAACAGGTATGCTTACAGCCTTGGGGCATGCTGGCGCTCTGACGGCAAGCGAGGGATCCTGCTGGCATGGTTACGGCGGCAGTAGCGGCATTATACTGCTGATAGACTGCTGATAGACTGCTGATAGACTACAGCACACTGCGGCACCCTGACGGCAAGCGAGGGATCCTGTCACCACTACACCTTATAGTACGCGTGTAATATAGTGGTAACTGCCTGCTCCCCGGGCAGGGCGGGGGGTTGCAACAGCAATTATTTTTTATGTGTGGATGGTTTGTATGGTTGCTTTGGTGACATCCAACCTCGATTATTTTTTTATGGCTGTAGTATATGTAGCTACGCAATATGGGAGCAACCGCGATTATTTTTTACATATGGGTTTTGCTGGTAGTGGTTGTTATATACATCAGTTACCCGGTTGACTATCCGGGTGCCGTGTTGGTATCAGTGCACCGATATTGATCTGGTCTATCCTGATACATGCTGA